GACGGGTCGAGCTTCGGCTCGGGAGCCGGAGACGGCGCCGCGGGGGCCTCGGCCTCCGGCTCGGGCTGGGCGCCGGTGGCCGCCGAGTGGCGCCCCCGCACGCTGTCTTTGCCGTAGACGTTGACAGTGGATGCCTTGGGTTCGCCGGGCATCAGGTCGTAGAGGCCGGAGGCGGTCAGCCCGAGCACGATGCCGCGGGCGACGGCGTCCAGGTAGCCGGAGCCCGTGGAGTAGGCGTCCCCGCACGCGACGGCGACGCCGGCGAGCACGGAGACGAGCGGCGCCAGCCGGGACGGGAGGCCGGTGCGCTTGGCCAGGTTGGTGAGGGCGACGATCGCCGGGACGGTCAGGAGGATGCTCATATCAGATGCTCCCTCCCAGCGCCCTCAGGTCCTCCACGAGGCTCTTGGCCTGTGCGTGGACGGCGCCCATGAGGGTCTGCACGGTCTCCGGATACGCCGAGTGCTCGGGAATATCCGGCCAGGCCACCTTGTAGGCCTGGTACTCCTCCCACGTGAGCTGGCGCATAGAGTGCGCGGTGACGAGGTAGGCGACGTTGTCGCCGATCCTCCATACGATGAACATTCCGTCTCCTATAGGGGGTTTGATGGTGTTTGGGTCGTCGGGGGCGCCGCCGATGGCGGCTTCGTAGATATCGTCCAGCTGGTCGATCTTCGAGTTGTATGGGCAGTTTTTCCCGTAGGCGGTGGACCAGCGGGCGCCGGTCTGGGCCCGGCACCAGGTTTTCCGGTCGGTCGGGTCGAATCGACCGAAGTCTCCGGCGCAGCCGAGCCTATGCCAGGCGAGGCCCCGAAGGTCTCCGGGAGTGGCGATACGCCGCGGCACGGACGGGTGGGTGTCCCAGATCCAGGCGAGCAACTGCCCGAGCGCCGTCACCTGACTGCCGGTCAGGGCCCGCTCGGAGGCGCCGTCCCACGTTTCCACCGAGATGTCGCCAAAGTTTCCGGCGCCGGACGCCCGAGTGGCCTGTCCGGTGGAGGCGTACTGGTAGACGTCGCCGCTCCCGTTGACGTAGAACGTGGAGTATGTGCCGCGGTAGGGTCCGTATTTGTAGAGGTTTTGGGCGCCGGAGACGGCGGTGTGGAGGGTCATCCGCACCGGCGTATGCGAACGGTCCGACGTCTCGCAGTTGAGGGGCCAGTGGGTGGCCCCGGGATACCAAGCCATAGAATAAGAGTCCTTTCTTTAGTTCTTTAGTATCCGATCGCGGTCCACATGAAAGCGTACGGGACGTTTCCTCCGGTGCCGCGGAAGCGTGCCCGGAACTTCTCGGTGCTCAGGGAGTCGATTTCGAGGGGGCCGGGCGGCGGTTGGCACTGGTACTGCGCATTGTTGATGCCGGATAGGGGTGTGCAGGTGATCGAGCATACGCCTTCCTGGAACGTCACTGGGAAGCCGGCCTCGGGCATGTAGGTGAAACCATCTTGGATAGACGTCGGGTAGGCGAAGACGATGCCGGTGACGATCCTTGCCTTCTTCCAGTAGGCGGCTTGTGCGGTGCCTGAGATGGTGGTGCCGTTGGTGTGCGAGACTACCAGGGAGTTGTCTATGGCTTCGGTGCGGCACTCCAAGAGCGTATCGTTGAGCTTCTTCGCGGTGAGGAGCTCGCCGTCGGTGAAGCTATACATCCATTAGTCCTTTCCTTTCCATCGGATGGCTTCCAGCCATGCCGGTACGTACTCGTAGGGGATAGGTTTCTGTACCTCTAGTACGGTCTTGATAGACGTCGTGTCCAGGGTCCATTTGATTCCTTTGATGTGGCATGGGTATGTGTCTTGGATGGTGGAGACCATGACGATGTCGGTCAGGTCCAGCTGGGCGGTCCGCCCGACGGTGGCCATGGCGTCGCCGTGGACCCGGTACGGGTGGGCGACGGCGGGATCGGCCTCATGCCAGGCGGGGAGGGTGACGGACGACGGCCAGGCGCTCGGGTAGTTGTAGTAGAGTTTCTTGGTCAATGCCCCCACGGTGCGGGCGGCCCATGTGTTCTGATTATGCAGGAACTCAAACGTATTGACCGAGATGGCCACGTTCTTTTTGCGTTCCCCGAATTCTTGTTCGATCGACCGCTCGTACACCGTTGTCTTCTGTTGGGACATGGTGCCTTTGTCGATCCATTTCTTTTTGGCTTGGTCGTATTCTTGGTCTATGTGGTCGGTGGTGATATCGAGCCGGGATATGGCGGAGGACGCATCGTAGTCCACTGAGGCCTCGATGGCCTGAGGATAGATCACGCCGTTCTTATAGTCGTCGACGCCGCCGGCGTCGATCAGCATCCCCTCGGGGAGCTTGTCGGGCGGGGACCATGCGAAAGCCAGCCATCCACGGGAGTCGATGAACCAGGGCCGGCAGCCCGTCGCGGTGACGATATCCAGCCACTGGGCGAGGGACCGCTCCGCGTAGGGGGCCCGGTGGATGCCGAGCCGCGACCAGCCATTGTCGCTCTTGAGGGTAGTGTGCCACGAGATACCGTTGGGGCCGGTTATCTCGCCGATCCCGTTCGACGTCCACACCCAGCCCTCCGACAGCGGGCCGACCGACGTCTTCGCGGCGAGTTTGGCGGTGGAGTCCACCGAGGTGATCTCGGTGGTGTAGGTGCCGTCGGGCTGGTAGTGGGACACGACAGTGTCGACGGTGCCCGTGAAGAGTGGTGTCGCGGACGGGCAGTGGACGAGGATGGTCCGGCGGCCGCGGTGGATTTTCGCGACCCTGGGGTCGTAGGCGTCCTTGAATGCGGCTTTGAGGGTGCCGATCTTGTAGGCGGACGTGATGCCGTCGTAGTCCAGGGCCCGCTCGGTGGTGACCGTGGTGGCCTGGTCCAGCATGTCCACCCATATCAGGTCGGCGTCGGAGGGCGGCAGCGTGTACTTGCCGAGCTTGATATTGCCCAATGTTTCCCATTCTCCGATTTTCCGGTTGGGGTCGGGGAGCGTCGTGGAGCCTAGGACTATCCTGCCGAGCCGCTGGTCTGCGCTGGCGGGGTCGGGGAGCTGGGCCATGAGGGCGTAGGCCTCCGGGCCCGTGGCGGCCGTGATGCCGCCAGGGATTTCGAGTTCGTGTTCCACGTGGAGCTCGCACTCCTTGCCGTCGCAGACCTCCGGGGTCTCTATGGTGAGGCGCTGTAGGTAGCGGGGGTCGTAGGAGAGCCAGGTGCGGTCGGTGCCGTCCATGGTCTGGGTGCGCACCGCGCCCTGGATCCCGATACGCGCGGTGGCGCCGGGGACGGCCGGACATTTGATCGTGACGTTGACGGCGGGGGACCAGGATACGGGGATGGGCGGCAGATCGATCGTGACCAGGTCGCGGGCGTCGGCCTTGAATTCGAAGTTCCCCTTCGGGTCATGCCGCTCGCCGTCGGGCACGAAGACACGCACTCGGTCTTGGGTCCACTGGTCGCCGGACCGCTGGCGCCAGTGCTTGGGCGCGAAGTCGAAGCGGTGGACTGGCGGGTAGACGTGCATGATGGCCCCTATCCTATCAGGCGGCGGCCGGTGGCGCGCTCGTAGTCGCGGAGGGCGTCGACGACGGCCTGGCCGGATCGGGCGTCCGCGGTGAGCGTGGACACGGTGATGTTGACGGGCCGGGTTTCACGTGGAACCGCCGCCCATGCGGGGGCGCCGAGCGGGATGGAGGCTCCGGCGTCGGCGAGGGCGCCCGAGTCGATCATGCCGGGCATGCCGCGGGTGAGCCGCTGCAGGCTGCCGCGGACGGTCGTGTACTGGGATTCCATGCCCTGGACGAGGCCGCCGATGATCAGCCGTCCGGCGCCGTAGAGCAGCTGCTTGTCGGTGGACTCGGGGCCCTTCCACGACGTCAACTTGTTGGTCAGCCATTTCAGGCCGTCCTTGACCATGCTGAACCCCGATTTGATGCCATCCCACAAGCCTTTGATGATGGACTTGCCGACGTTGAGCAGTATCTTGCCGGCGTTCCCGAACGCCTTGACGATCTTTCCGGGGATCTGCGCGACCCACCCCACGACTTTGGTGATGCCGTTCCATATCGATTCGGCGACCTGGCCGATCACATTCCAGACTTTGGATAGGAGCTTGCCGAACCACCCGATCACCATCCCGATGGACCCTATGATGGTCTGGAATGTGATTTTGACTTGGTGGGCGGCCCACGAGATGACGGACTTGATCCCGTTCCAGACGCTCTTGACGACGCCGAGCAGGCCCTGGAACGCCGAGCCGAGCCACCCGGCGGCGGTCTTGATCCCGGTCCAGACGGCTTGGATGACGGCGCCGGCTCCGGAGATGACGGCCTTGATCCCGGACCACACCCAGCCGGCGACGGTGCCGATCCCGGTGAAGATCGCGCCGATCGCCGTGGCGCCGCCCCTCAGGAGGGCGAGGAAGCCCTCCCAGATGAACTTCACGACGGCGACGGCGCCCGCGAAGACGGCCTTGACGCCTTCCCACGCCCAGCCGACGACAGTGGCGAGACCGGACATGACGGCGGAGACGGCTGTGACGCCGAGTTGGAAGACCGTCTTAATGACCTCCCATGCGATCTGCAGGGCGACGGCGGCGGTTTTGACGATGCCGACGAGTAGCCGCCAGGCGCCGACGAAGACGCCGCCGATGATCCTGCCGAGTCCGGCTAGGAGTCCGGGGAGCTTGCCGATGAGCGGGACGACGTGGTCGGCGATGAACCCGGTTATCTTGGTGACGATGGGTAGCAGCATGTTGCCGAGCTTGGCCTTGGCATCCTCCCACTTCGCCGACAGTACTTGCTGCTTGTGTGCGAGAGTGTCGGTCTCGCGGGCGAATTTCCCGGCGGAGTCCGCGGACTGCTTTTGGATGAGGGAGAGCGTGGCGGCTTGCGTCGCTTGGGTTGTCAGCTGTCCGTTGACTTTCTTGTAGCCGAGGGCCGCGGCCTCGGCGTCGATAGCGTTCTGAGTGAGGGAGATACCGTATTTCTCGATCGGATCCCGCTCGCCTTTCAAAGCGGCGGAGAGCGCGTCTACGGCGTCTTTGGTGTTGCCTCCGAACTGTGCGCTGAGGTCGGCGCCGATCTTGATGACCTTGTTGGCCTGGTCCGCGAGCTGGTTAGCGGCGGTGCCCCCGTTTTTCAGCTGGGTGCCGATGAGCGTCGCCATTTCGTTGTACTGGTTACGCGACAAGCCGACGGCGTCGGCGGCTTTCTGGGCGTAGGCGTGGACCTGCTTGGCGGAGGACTTGAAGACGTCGTCCACGGCGCCCATGGACTGCTGTAAGTTCGAGGCGGCGCCGACGGCTTGCTTGCCGATGGCGAAAGCTGCGGTGGCGCCGAAGCCAACGACGCCGGCCGCAAGGCCTTTCATGCCGACGCCGAGCGCGGAGAAGGACTGCTTCAGCTTGCCCATGCCGCCCTCGCTCTGGCCGATCTTGCCGAGCTCCGACCGGAACTTCTGCGTGTCGGCCGTCACAGAAATCTTGATGGACTGTCTTGCCATGCCGCCTCACTCTCTGCTACACTGGGTCATACACGAGGCATCGTGTGACTCCTTTCAGTTGGTTCTTGCCGATCAGCCCCCCGCCTTCGGGCGGGGGGCTTTTCGTCGTCACCACCCCACGGTCACCGGGCCGTGTTGGCTTTCCGCCACGCCTTCCGGAGCTCCAGTTCCTCCACTGCGGTCAGCGTCCAGTACTGGCTGGGCGTGGCGAGCAGACCGGCGGCCGTCATCTCCGCCATCCGCCGCACGAAACGGACGGGCAGCCTCACCCACCTCGGCGGCGGCGTCGCCGAGCACCTGGTTGATGCGGGCGACGAGCGGGGCGAGTGCCTGAGGCGTCTGCGGGGCGGTGCGGGCGCCGGCCCGGATCAGGTCGGCGAGCTGGACCAGGGAGAGTCCGTCCACGACGTCGGGCGTGAACGGAGGGGCGCCGGCGGTGGCGAGCCGCTGGGCGGCGATGAGGCCGAGCGCCCGGAACATCGCGATCGGGTCCACGTCTTCGAGTTTGTCCAGGGTGGTGCCGAGGGTGGCGGTGAGCAGGACGTGCTCGCCGATAGTCAGCGTCTCCATCAGCTTCTCCGCTTCGACGTCGGCGAGGGCCGACGCCGCAGTGGTGGGTTCTTCAGACATTAAGTCCTCCTATGTTGTTCTCTAGACCAAGTTTAGTGCATATCTCGCCGATACCCTTGACGAGAGTCCGGACGATTTCCTCATTCTTGGCTTCCAGGGCTTTGACGAGGAACATGCTGGATTTGATGTGGTGTGCGGGCCACCCGTAGTGCTGGACGCCCGCATAGGGGATCGATTTGCGGCCGGCGGTGACCACGGCTTTGGTCTTGCCGCGGCCGGCACGGATCGAGCCGGCGAGCCTGCCCGTCTTGTGCGGCGTGAGCGGCCGGGCCGTCTTCACCACGAGGCTGCCGAGGGAGTGCATGAGGTCTTTCATGTCCTGAGTCTCGGCGCCGGCCCGGTTGAGCGCACGGACGGTCTTGTTGAATCCCTCGATGCGCATGACGGCGCCGCCTCCGAGGTCGTAGAGGCCGTCGCCGGAGACGGTCACCGCCATAGCCTGCGCCTTCCTTATGCTGCGGTCTTCTTCTCTCTGGTGCGGATCGTGAACTTGAGTTCCGTGGTGGCGTCGTCGTCGCCGGCCTTGATGCCGAGGGAGGGCCGGAGCTTCGGGAACGCCAAGGTACCGACCCAGTGGGGCTCGTCGGCGGTCGGCGTGTCGTTCCCGTGCGGTGCGAGCACGAAAGGCACATTGTCCTTCGCGGGATTGTCGAAAACCTTCATGCACAGCGCGTCGCCGGAAGTGGATTGGACGACGGTGACTTCCAACGTGGCTTTGCCGACGGAGCCGTGCCGAACGTCACCGAAAGTCTTCGTTCCGGCGTCCTTCGTCTCTTCCTCGGGGAATTTCCACTCGGAGACTTCGGCCATGTAGTCGACATTGTCGATCTTCAACGTGAGGTTGGAGCCGCGGAGGCGCGCAAAAGCCATTCTTACTTGCCTTTCCTTCTAGTGATGATTGTGCGGAGGGTGACCCGGGTGGCGGGGAGCGGGGCGGCGAGGCTGTCGCTGGATATCGCCGTGTACTCGCCGACGGTGATGCCGCCGACGTCCAGGCCGATGAGGGTCTGGGTGACCCGGTCCAGCATGGACGTTGCGTCGGCGATGGCCATGCCGGGCCGGGCGGTGACGGTGACCCGCCACGTGGCCCGGGCCTGCCCGTACGGCAGGTCCTGAGCGTCGCCGGCCTCGATCCCGACAAGCTCGATCCAGGCGGATGCCGGCTGGATCGTCTGCGGCGGGTAGGCGCGGACGTCCACGAGACTGTCGTGGTAGACGTTCCCGAGCAGCCAGACGAGTGTCTCTTGGAGCTCGTCTCGGCATTCCGCGATGGTGGGGACGGCGGGGTTCATGCGAGGCCTGGCCTGACGTAGGGCGCGAGCATGGGGTAGACGGCGCGGAGCGGGTCCCGGGCGAGCCGCACCGGGCTGCCGGCGTCCGCGAAAGCCGAGAAGACGCCGCCAGGATTCAGCGCGCGGGTGTTGAGTTCCCGGGCAACTTCGAGGACGGCCCGGTTGGCGATCCGGTCGGGTATCACGGAGGATCCGACGTAGTCCCGGATCATCTGGACGGCGTCGTCGACCATGTCGGCGATCTCGGTCGGCTCGATGGTGGAGGCCCCACCCGCGAGGTGCAGCTCGCGGGTGAGGACCAGCCTGACCTTCTCCAGGTCTACCGTGAACGCCATAGCTGTCAGGCGGTCTTGAACGTCCAGGGCAGGACGGCCAGGGGCATCTGCGCGTAGTGGGCTGCTTCGCCGTAGACGGCGATGTCCCGCTGCAGATCGAGGACCTGGTCCTGCTGCAGGGTGATCGGGGCGCCGGGCGCCTCCTGGCAGACGATCGCCCGACGGTCGTAGAAGGCCGCGAGGGTGGCGCCGGGCAGCGGCACGACCGGGACGCCGTACAGGCTCAGCGAGATGGGCGCGGTCGGGTCGATCTTCCCCTCGTTGGCGACCGCGCCGTCGGAGCCGACCCAGCGCAGGAGCCTCTTCTCTTCGCCGAGCTTCGCGATCGTCTTGATCAGGTCCCACGTCAGGAAAAGCCCGTCGATCACGTACTGGTCGGAGTCGTCGAACCTCTGCTGAGCATCGATGATCACGTCCCTCAGCGAGTCGGCGGTGATCGCATCCGCCTTCGTGGCGCCGCCGACGGACTGCTTGGCGGCGACGGCGACGATCGTCTCGCGGACCAGCTGCACGTTCCACGACTCGATCAGCTTCGCATACTTGATGGCCTGACGCTCCAACAGATTGTTGATGAACGCTGGATCCGCGCGGGTGAGGGTCTTCCGGGTGATCTGGGTGCCTCCGGCGAAGCCCTCGATCGACGTGGTCTTCTCCTCGTCCTTCATCCCGCCGGTGGCGACCTTCGTGCCCTCGGTGTAGGCGGCCACCTTCAGGTCGTCTTCCTTGTAGACGCTGTACGCGATCGACGTCCCCTGAGCAGGCAGGTTGGTGGTGTGGGTGAGAGCGTTGGTTACGCGCTGCTTGGCTGCCATCCGGGCCTGGATCCGGCCGAGCCAGATGGGCGGCTGGACGGAGTCCGTCGATTTGACGGCGTCACGGAACTTCAGTCCGGCGGGGGCGCGCTTGGCGTAGTCGCCGAGCGACGTGTAGGCGGCGAGCGGATGCTCGGGGGCCGCCGTCTCGCGGGTTTCGAGTTCGTCGATCCGGGAACGGAGCCCGGCGATGTCGGAGTGTGCCGTGTCTATGGCGTCTTCGAGGACGCCGAGCGCGGGATCGGGCATAGATGCCTGCCTTTCGGTAGTGCGCGCTGCGCGCTGGTCAGTGATCGGGGTATCCGCGTAGGCCGGGAAAGCCACAACGGATACTTCGTAGAGCTCGGCTCGGGTGACTGTGACGTGCACGGTCCCGTCATCGCGCTCCTGGATATCCACGCCGTCGGTGTCGGGCCGGAATCCGATGCTCATCCGGGTCAGGACGCCGTCGGCGATGAGCTGCCGGGTTTCGTCGCCGAGCGGAGTGTCGGAGATGACCGCATCGATGACCAGGCCGTCGTCTTCGTCGCGAAGCTCGGTGATGCGGCCGATCGGCTTGTCGTGGTCCCGGAAAAGGAGCGGGCCTTGCTCGATCGGGGTGATGGCGCCGGCCCGGATTTCCTCCGTGAGGCCGGGGAATATCTCGGTGGTCTGCCCGTAGGGGACGGCCCGAGCGGTGATCGTCCATCCTCCGCTTTCAGGCGTCGGAGGGGTGGTCGCCGCTATCTCGGTCGCCCTGGTCATCATCCCCGCGGGGTGCAGGATCTTCTCCAAGCTCCTGCGCTGACTGGCTCTCATCCGCAGCCTCCTTACTGTCTTCGTCTTCGATCGGGTTCAGGCCCTCGATCGCCCGTACCTCATCCACGGTGAGGAATCCGGCTTCGAGTGCTATCTTGTGGGCGTTGTAGCGGGTGGTGGTGTCGGGCCGCAGGAATCCGTCCACGTTGAACCGCACATCATCCACCATGAGAGAGCTGAGCGCTTGCTCGATTTCCCGCATGTACGGCATCAGCGTGTGCCGCACGAATAGTATGCTCTCTTGTTCCATGTTGGCGTAGGTTTTGGAGTCACCGTCGCCGGATGTGAGCATGAGACGGGCTGGGATCCCGAAGATCCGCGCCACGCTGATGGTGTTGACCTTTCTGACGTCCAGGAGTTGCAGCTCGGCCGGCGTCAGATAGCACTGTTTGTAGGTGAGACCGGAGCCGAGGACGGCGACGCCGCCGGCCGGCGTCATCGTTTCGTTCGCCGACTGCTTCCAGCGCTTGGCGTCGTCCGCGGAGAGTGTCTGGTCGGTGGTGAGGATCCCGGTGGGGCGGCCGCCGCGCTGGGTCCAGGACGCCGCATAGTGGCTGGCGTCCAGGGCGCCCGTGAGGCCCTCGGCCCACGCCTGGATCGGGGAGACGCCGAGCGGCTCGCCGGCGGCGTGGGTGAGCCGGAGCTGCAGAATATCGTCGGCGCGGATCCCGTCGTAGGTGATGGTCTTCGCGCCGGTCGCCCAGTCCAAGACGGCGTTGCAGCGGCGGGGATCGAGCAGACGGATCCGGGGGGCGCCGCCGATGGCGGTGTGGCGGATCCAGGCGTTGCCGGTCATGGCCAGGGACCTGGTGGTCTCGGCGAGGAAGCCCGGCAGGGGCGTGTCGTCTCCGAGCATGCGCTGCAGGTCCCGTGTGGCGGAGCCGCGTGGACGCCCGAGGGCCCGGGAGTATTTGTCCAGCGTCAGCTGCGATATCGAGCCTTCGAGGATGGCGAGGGCCCGGTAGACGGAGTCCAGGGCCTCGGGGTTGTCGGGGGCGCCGTCCCAGCGGAGGGTGACGCCGCCGTCGGTGACGTGCTGGATTGCCGGCCGCCCGCGACGGGCGCTTAGGACCGCGCGGGCGGGGCGCAGGAGGGAGGCGAGCGGCCCCGAAGTTCTCATGAGAGTCATGCTACCACATCTGCATCATCGGTTTGGAGAGTTGGCGTGCCTCGTGGACGGCGAGGGCGGTGGCCCGGAGCGCGTCGATCGGCCCGTCGGATTTGGCGGCGTCGAAGTCCGTGCCGCGGGACGTGACCCTCGGCCGGGCGGCTTGGATGGCGGCGACGACGGCCGGGGACTGGACGTGCCGGACGGTGCCCGTCCGGGTCCGGTCGATCAGCTCCTGGCAGGCGTCCTGATAGTCGGTGTAGGCGCCGAGCCTGCCGATGCCGTCATCTAGCAGGGTTTCGGCGATGAGCCGGGTGGGGCCGGTCGGGTCGGCGACGATCCGCCGGTAGCCGTCGGCCCAGAGCCGCCGCAGATAGCCGTCCAGGTCCCGGACGTCGGCGGAGGACCAGACGACGGCGGTGATCGGGTCGCCGTCGGCGTCCAGCCAGGCGGCGGCGATGGTGGCGGCCGTGTTGTCCCGGGCGACGTCGTAGGCGATGACGGTATCCGCTGGGCGGGGCCGTGCCGGCGCGTCTTCGAGGGCGAGGCCCGTCCACACGGCGACGTCGATGACCGCCGACGCGTCGCCCTCGGTCGGAAGATTCAGGAAAGCGCGGCGCCACTCGGCGAGCGGCAGTCCGGAGGCCAGGTCCCTCAGGCGCCGGAGGGACTGGGTGTGGCCGATGGCCGGATGGAAAGCCAAAGCCTCGTCGCTGTAGGGATCCCGGTCGGCGACGGCCGGGTCGGCGGAGAACTCAAGGTAGAGGGTTCGGGATCCGGGATCGTTGACGGCGGCTCGGCCGGCGGCGATCTCTTGGTCCAGCCAGCCTCCGGAGGCAGCTTCGGAGCCGCGGGTGGACAGTAGCAGGAACTGGGACAGCGGCCGGGTCGCTTGGGCGGGCCGGACGGCGGCCTGGATCGTGGCGCCCTGCTCGATCGTGTAGGCCCACGCCTCGTCCACGGAGCAGTCGTCGATCGCGTCGCCGTGGATCGCGGCGTCCGTCGGCGGGAACGGCTCCAAGTAGCTGCCGGTCTTGTCGTAGGTGAGCCTTTCGGCGCCTTTCCCTCGCATCACCGTCACTCCGGACTCGTCCACGTCGGGAATGTCCTCAACATAGCTGCGCCAGCGTTTTCCGGCGTCTTTCCCGGTCTGGGCGGTCATGACTGCCCGGTGGTCGGCGAAGGCCAGGAGCCTGTGCGTGTGGATGGCGCCGATGACGTCGGACTTGCCGGCCTGCCGAGGGACGCACACGATGGCTTTCTTGTACCACCACTCGCCGGGATGCTCAGGGTCTATCTCGCAGAGCACGTCGGCGAAGTACGCCTGCCACGGCATCAGCTCCCTGCCGCGGACCCTCCGAGAGACTTCGGCGACGACGGGCCCGAGCGAGGGCCGCTCCGGATTCCGGAGGGTGGCGTAGGCGGCGGTCAGGCCGCCGGGGAGCTCCACCGGCGCCATCTCAGAGCCTCCGACTGTCCAGCGCGGCCTTCGTCGCCGCGGCGATCACGTCTGGGAGCGTGTCGAAGATAGTCCCGGTCTTCGCCGGAGGCTTCGGCAGCATCTCGATCCCGTCCAGGAGCTGCCTGGCCAGCTGAGTCGTGGCGACGGATACCTTCGGGGCCGTCAGACCGTGGTCCAAGGCCTTCGCCGTGGATTCCATGACCACGGTCAAGAGCCTCGTGCGGTAATCGAGCAGCCCCTCCGCCTCAAGCTCGTCGATTAGCGCCTTGACGGCGCCGTGGATGGCTCCGTCTTCGCCCGTCGTGAGCTCGAATAGCGGCATTTCCCGATTCCTTCCGTTTTTTGGACTTTTTCCAGATTATTGGGGGGAGATTTCTGGCGGGGGCAGGCTGCCCGACGGGCC